ATCTTGCACGCCGGAAAGACATCTTCCAGCCGAGCCCAAGATTCCCATCTACTACAGACGGGAGAACCTCCGAGCCATCAGCGAAGTTGAGTACGAGAACCTAAACGATGAGCACAAGACCCTTTATGCCCGGGATGAAGGATACGCCGGCTGTCTGAAGAATTGCAAGCTCTTTGCTGTTTGTCGTGGGCGGCTCGCCACCATGCAAAAGTCCAAGTCCCCACTCTTGAAGGGCATTGACTACGTTCAGGACAAGTTCAAGGAAGTTTCTGTTTCTGGCGCCAAAGCCCAACTCCTTTGCTGGAAGCCCTCGGACACGGGTTTGATTTATCCGAACCTCAATCGTGAAATCCATGCCCTTACTGCTGCTCAGATGTGGCAGAAAATAACCGCCGAAGAGTGCGACCCAAATCTGACGAAGCTACAACTCATTCAACTTATGCTCGAACGGGGAATGAGATTCTTTGCCGGCATCGACTATGGTTTCAGTCACAACTATGCTGTTGTTACCGGTGCCGTCGACGGAGCAAATGCTTACGTTCTCGACGTTATAGCCATAGCTGGTCTGGAACTGGACCAGAAGATAGAACATACCCAGAGAATCAGACCCTGGAATCCGACCTGCTTTGGCGACCCCGAAGCTCCAGCGGATACGAAGACCTTCAAACGCAAGGGCTTCAAAATGAAGGAGTGGGTCAAATATCCAGGAAGCGTGAAGGCTGGCATTGAAGTTGTGCGGATGAAGCTCATGCCGGCCATGGGCAATCCGACCCTTTTCTTCCTGAAGGGCGATGCTGGTGTCGAGTTCTTGTTGAAGATGATGAGCAAGTATCACTTCAAGCTCAATGCCGACGGGACTGTCAGCGAAATACCAGCCGAGGAAAACGATGACGAATGTGACGCCATTCGGTACTACATCATGAACGTTTTCGCGCCGAAGGGAAAAATAAAATCCAGTATTGAATCCGAAGGCATGGTGCAGACATACGTGGACTCTGAATATCCGGAGGTTCTGGCGGCAAAGCGGGAACAGTATACCGAAGAGAACTGGATGTCCAAAATCATTGCCGAAAACACCGGCGAGGAAATTCCTGAATCTGAACAACCGACGACTAAGGGGAAGAAGGGAAGTTTCGTCTGGGATATCAGTTAGCCCGGCGACAATCTTCTCCGTAGGCGCGAGGAAGCCCGAGACCAAACTATGCCCAATGCCTTCATGAACTTAATTGCCAAGGTCCTGGCGTTCAGCGACCAGGTTTCCAACAGCAATCCGTTGCTCAAAAACGTCGATTGGGACAGAGAGCAACTTGGGATTCCGGTCACGGACCCACGTGCGACTCCGTACACCATCGACCCTCAGGCTACGTTTCTGGTCTTCAATGGCCAGCGGACTACGGCCATCGACGGTACCACAGCTTTCACGGTTACTCTTTCGCCCCTGGACCCGAGCACTTATCGTTTCACTGCTGTCAGTGGCACTCCTCCAGGCCTTCGAACCAACAGAAACCTAGCCCTCAATGGTAGCGCCGTTACCATTGCCGTCAACGCCAACCAAACCGTCAACATCAGCGTTGTTTCGGCAGCAGACTTTACCGGAACCATTGTCGGTGACATTGTCTTCATCCCCGGACCTATCACCGGCGACGCGGCAACTCCTTTCAGTGCCCTGAATCAGGGCTTCTGGCAGGTCCTGTCCGTTGTCACCAGTAAGAACCTTGTCTTGACGAGGCCCCCTGGCCAGTCTTTTAGTGGGACCTCCGAAACCCAGACCCTGACGGCGTCTTCTCAGGTCCAAGCTTTCTCGGCTGCTGGAGTCCAGGTTGGTGACATCGTGGATATCACCGCTGGATTCTCGATCGGGACCCGAACCACGTTTGTGGTCAAGACCGTGACAGCTACGTTCTTTGAAATTGTGGCTTCGACCCCAATTGCTTTGGATACCAGCGTTCTTCCCGGTGCCACGGGTCTGATTTTCTACACTCTTGGCCGGACGTTCTTGTACATCGAAGTTGACCAGGAAGCTGCCGTCCAGGTGAACAACGATGTGGGTCAAACGCAGCGGGTAGCACCAATCATTCCCGCAGACCCGTTGAATGTCGGCATCTACATGAAGAAAGGCCCGGCGTACGCCCTTTCGATTGTGAATCGAACTGTTTTCCCGCTACACGCCCTCGTCATCTCGGCTCTGTAAATCATGGCCAAAAAGACTTCCATAGAAGCGGACCTCTCACCGTTCGCTAAAAGCCTCATCGAGACTGTTGTCAGCAATCGGCCGACCAAGGTGGCTAAGTCTGTAAAAAAGGGCAGCGGCAACATCCAGATGATGATGAATTACCCTTCCTTTGACGATACCCTCAACGTCCTGGAGGCAGCGGAATTTAAGAAGCTCGAAGAGGAACTGAATAAGAAAGTAGCAAGTTCCAGTCCTCTTGTGAAGTCGGTTCTTAACGTCCTCAACGGACCAGGCAAGGTCAGCATTGAGCGGTTGGCCTTTGAGACAGACCCCAGCCAACACAACATTTACCAGAGTGTCTACCGGGTAAAGCTTCGGCTCCTGCCCGATGACATCCTGAAGCGAATCAGTATCCAAGACGACCTTGTGGCGTCTATTGCCAACGCCCGCTGCAACCAGGTAGCTGTCTTCGGACGTCCACAGCCAGACCGCTTCGGAACCGGATTCAAGATTGAAGCTGAGCCCGGGTATATGGAGAAGTTGGACAAGGAAGAGAAGAAAAAACTCCAGGAGAAGATTCGTAAGGCCGAATTGAGGCTCCTGAATTGCGGTAGCACCACCGGCTGGTCTGACAAAGAGGCCCTGACCTTCAATCAGTTTCTGTTCATCTCTGCCCGCAATGCGGTCATCTTCGGTCGGACGGCAACGGAAATCATTTTCAAGAAGACCATGGATGGTAATAGGGAATTCCATTCTTTCAGGCCCATCGACGCCGGTACTATCTACCAAGCTTCGCCCCAAAGGGAAGCAGTGGAAAGCGTCCGCCAAGAAGCTCGAAAGCTGTTGGAGCAACTCAAGAACCGAAAACTGGAGCCGGAGAAGTTCGCGAATGACGAATACGCCTGGGTCCAAGTTGTTCACGGTCGTCCGGTGCAGGCTTTCACTCCTGATGAATGCTTAGTCCACAACTTCTATCCGGTCTCTGACGTTGAACTTGACGGGTATCCGTTGACGCCAATCGACACGATGATTGCTGCGGTCACGACCCATATCAATATCACGAACCATAATAAGCTCTATTTCCAATCCGGTCGCGCAGCCCGTGGCATGATTGTCATCAAGTCGGATGACGTCGACGAGGGAGTTATCTCCAAGATTCGGCAGCAGTTCAACGCCAGCATCAACAGTGTTGCCAACGCATGGCGTATGCCCATCTTTGGCGTCGGCAGCGATGATGAGATTGGCTGGTATCCAATCGACAACAGTAGCCGCGACATGGAATTCCAGTATCTTTCTGATACGAATGCCCGGGTTATTCTCTCTGCGTTCCAGATGAGTCCTGAGGAACTCCCGGGCTACGCACACCTGAGTCGTGGTACCAACAATCAGGCTCTCTCAGAAAGTAATAACGAATACAAGCTCGAAGCCCACCGTGACGTTGGCATCAGACCCCTAGTGGGCCAGTTCCAGAACTTTATTAACAGCCGAATCTTCCCGCTGATTGACGAGGAACTGGCGAAGATTTGTACCATCAAGTTCAGTGGCCTCGACGTAGATACTGCCGAAAAGGAAGCCATTAGACTCCAGCAGGACATGGGCATTCACATGACCATGGACGATGTTCTGGAGCGCGTCGAGAAGAAGCCGCTTGGGAAGAAATTTGGCGGCAAGTTTATCCTCAATCCTCAATGGCAGGCTGTCCTTGACAAGTATGTGCCCGTGGGCGTCATCATGGAGGAATTTTTTGAAGTCCCAGGCGCCAGCAAAGACCCTCTCTATGCGTATCTCCGGGACCCGTTCTATTTCACGCAGGTTCAGAATCTCATGCAGCAACAGCAGCTGCAACAGCAAGCCGAGCAGGCTAAGCAAGCCGCAGCTCAAGGTCAGCCACTGCCTGGACAAGAAGGCCCCCCTTCGGATAGTGGTGGTGATGGTGGACCGGCGAAGAGTCGTGAGCAGCATGGAGCAGACCGCGAGCAGGTCAAGGAACAGGGCGAACAAGGCGGCTCTGACCAATCTGCTGGTGACCAAGGTCAGGACCTGACTCGGTCCATCGACCAAATGATTGGACTCCTTAGCAAGAGCGAAAACCAATTGCCTCCTTCCAAACGACGCCTGATAGCTCAACAACGGAAGCTGGTGACCAGCGCCCTTGAAGCCTGGGAAAAAGATAGCCAGGACACGCTGAAGGAAATCACCGATATCGCGCTGAAACATCTGCCGAGGAAATAGCCATGAAGGCTAGGCTTTCTCCCGGTGCGGTCAAAATCATAGAAGATGCTGTCGATGAAATCTTCAACCGGGCCAAGACCCGGCTTCTGGGTCGTTATGCCGGAGGCAAAACCTTGGCTGTTGGCTTCCTTCATGAACTTACCTTGCCTGGGGTCTTCGAAGCGGCTGCGGCCGAAGAAGGCGTGAAGCCAAGCGAAGATGTCCTGAATACAGTCCTGAAAATTGCCGGCAACTACCTGGATGCGAGCAAGCTCCGGGCCAAGGCCAAGATAGTCCACGGGGTCCAGTCGTTCATTACCGGGGCCGCGCATCATGGTGTACCGGCGAACGTTGAGACGGTGCTCGGGGGCCAGCTATCAAAGCTCTGGGTCGAAATCACGAACGATGTCAGCCGAATCATTCAGACTGAGACCACCCAGGCTCGAAACCTGAGCATCATGGATGGTATCGTGCGGGTAAATGCTGCCGCGGGAGTCGAAGACCCAAACGTATTTTTTGTCGTGGTCCGGGACATTTCTCTCTGCCCTGAGTGTCGGCGTCTTCACTTAAATGCTGGCGGTACTCCCCGAGTCTATAAACTTTCCGAAGTCGGCCACGGGTACCACAAGCCAGGGGAAGATGACCCGAAGGTCGGGGGATTGCATCCACTTTGTCGCTGCGTGCTTACGACTCTTATGCCTGGCTACGGGTTCAACAAGGATGGCATGGTCGAATACAAAGGCCCAGGCCATGATGAGTACGCCAAACAGAACAGCTAGCTG